TGTTTTGGCACCTGACGGGAAGGGGGTTATCAGGAACGGTGTATACACTTCTTTAGACCCTACTCAAAGCAGTATGTCTGGTTCTGAGATCCAAGAGTTAAAGTCTAATGCTACTCGAAACACGAACCTTTTACTGGCGCAGCAGGAGTTTGAGGAAAACGGGACTCCTATTGCTGAGACGTTGGGATTAAAGCAGCCTGGGGATGACAACTTTGACCGTGATGATCGGGAGAGGATACAGGAAGCGGAGAGTGCTGCTGAAGTTCTTTTGAGAGAGCAGTCGAATCTTGATTATCATAAGTATTTACAGAAAAAAAGCGAAGGTCCGTCTCCTGTGCCCACTGGGGGTGTTGGTTCAATTCAACAGGACGCAAATGGAAACTGGTTTGCGGTAAAGGAGATAGAGGGCACGAATGCCCTTGGTCGAGATTACAGCATTGACCCGAAAGACAACAGCAAAGGTCCGACATTCGGGAAGAATGTATCGAAAGATATAGAGGAGATGTTTCCTGAAGAGGTGGCTGCGGCGGGTGGATCTTCGGATTTCCAAGGCAGCATTCTTGATACGTTTAAGGACACGGACGTAGGTTCATTGGGCTATGACCCTGCAACTGGGACGTATAGTAAGCCTGTTGTTACTGAACCAGTTGAAACAGATATCGCTCAACCTGGGGACTTGGACCTTGATGACGATATTAGCATTGATCCAGTAAGTGAAGCTGCTCAGAAATACATAGATGATGACTTGTCTGGTTTGGATTTACTTGCTGAAGAGACGGGCACAGAGCCAGGTTTCACGCCTACGGGTTATACGTTTGAGGCTGTAGAAGATTTTGACAGGGACGATCAGCTAAAGAAAATCACTGACGTTTACGATTATAATGACTATGCCAAGATGCTACAGGATGACGATGAGACGTACAATGAACTGACACCTGAAGGTAAGGCGGCGATTGATGCGAAGGTCGTGGACCTTGCTACTTCTGTTCTTGACGACTTGGACGCGGAGATTGGTCAGACGACGACTGAAGATGCAATAGAGGCTCTTCAAGCTAGGATCGGTTCTCCATATGAGACGGATGTGAGTGCAGCGGAAGTAGCGGCAACTCTTGGGTTAATTCAAGGTACACCGATTACTCCTGATGAACTTGATGCGTTGATGCCTGATTATGACTTCTTCAAACCTGATGCAGGAACACAGCTTCTTTTAGAAGGGTCGGGTGCTCTGACAAGTAAGATGATAGGAAACTTAATCAGCGCAGCGGGAGATGTGGTTGGTAGCGAGTTAGTTTCTGAAGCGGGAGAAGATTTACGTGCACAGGGAGACCTGGCTAAATTTAAGATAATAGAGAATTTAACGGAATATGCTCCTGAGACCTTAGATGCATTAAACAGGCCGATCATGGGAGATGATGGCTTTGATTTAGATGCTCTTGCAGCAAAAGCTTATTTTTCATCGACTCCTACTATATTGGGTTTGGCGGGTATTCCATTTGGAACAACAGCGGCGTTGGTTACAGGTGGTATCATGACAGCGGCTGAAGTTGGAACCGAGGCTAGGGATGACACATACAACACTGCTATAGAGATGGGATACTCTGAAGCGGAAGCTCTGACACTTAGTAAATCAGCCTCCGTAACAGCAAGTGCAATTGGTCTACCGATTGGTGCGATAAGTAACGTCTTATTCTCCACAGTGCTGCCTGGATCTGGTGCAGGTTCGATTGCTACAGTAGCGGGTAACATAGTTGAGGAAGCAGTAACTGAAGGATATATCGAACAAAATGCTGCTGCTCTTGCAGTAGACCAACAACTTGGCACTGATAAGTTTGGTAAAGCATATAGTATTGATGAAGGAATCGTGGGTGCTCTTGTTGGTGGTGGTGTTACGATAGCCACAATCAACAACGCTATAAACAAGGCTATTGATTCTCCTGCTCCACCGGGTGGGGAAACTTCTGCGGGTGGACCGAGTGCCACGGATCTTGCAACTGCATCAGAGATACTGAACTCTGGTGCTGATGTTTCGATAGTCACGGACAGTAACGGTGATTTAATTATCACGGACACGGGCACTGGTCAGAGTGTAAATGTAGGATCTGTTATTTCTTCTTCTGTTCCGATTAGTGGTTCGGAGACCACGGCTGCTGATTTAATGGCTGCGGAGGATTCAGTTGTGTCTGGCGCTTCGGATGTGACCATAAACTCTACGGGCGCAGGAATAACTTTTACAAATAACAAGACAGGTTTTACGGCTGTTGTTTCTCCTGGCAGCAATACGAGTGTCATGGATGTGGTCACAGCGGTTGAAACAAATGATTCCACTGGTGTCACAAATGCGGGGGCAACGGTTTCTACAGGGACAGACGGAACAGGAATTAGTAGTCTTACTTCGGAAGCCACGGATACAACGGGAACGAATACTGGGGTAACAACAACAGCAGGAGCCGACTCAACTACAACGACGGTAGGTGTGGGTTCTACTGAGACGATTACATCAGGAGATACTCAGGTCACAACATCTGTGGATGCAAATGGGAATACCACGGTTACGACAACCAACACGAACACGGGTGTTGCTGAAACCACCACAGTTCCTGCGAACACGAGCACGACTATTTCAAGTGGGGTTACTGAGGTAACAGTAAATGCTACCAACACGGGGGCAACTACTACAGCAGTAACTAATACAGATACAACAAGCACAGCGGTAACTGATGCTACAACTAACATACCCGCAGCGGTAACAAATACAACGGATGTTGGTGCGATTACGACGTTCACAGAAGAAGACGATGATTTTACAGCGGACACTACGTTTACACCTACAACAGAGTTTACACCTGAAGATGACGATGACGAAGTACCGCCTGTTGGTGAACAAGATCCGGGGTACACGTCTGGAATAGCGGGATTATCTGGAGCGAGACCTACGGTTGCACCGTATTATCAACCTCAACAGGTAGGGGATTATTCTTTCTACACACCACAACCAGGAATTACGCAGGTTGTTCCTGCGGGACCAGTGTTTTCAGATCCAACGTCTTACTTGGCACCTACGGCGAGTCCTCAATATGGGTATGGATACATTGCTCCGAATGAAGAACTTGAGTATTTGAGAAGATTAGCCGAGATTCAAGGCACGGGGGCCGAGAAGTTACCTTCTGAAAACTTGATGGATGGCTCATGAATCTACAAACACTTCCTGAAGAAGCGTTAAAAGAAATCTTAGCACTGACTGAGGCTAAGAAAAGATTAGATTTAAGGGAAAAAGCGCAAGAATATTTCATGCCCTTTGCGCATCATGTTTATGAGAACTTTATTGAGGGTAGGCACCACCGAGTTATAGCGGAAAAGCTCGAACAGGTGGCGCAGGGTAAGTTGAAACGGTTAATTATCAACATGCCGCCGCGTCATTCTAAGTCTGAGTTCGCTAGTTTTCTGATGCCTGCGTGGTTTTTGGGCAAGAATCCTAAGTTGAAGATCATTCAGGCCACCCATAACACGGAGTTGGCGGTTAGATTTGGTAGAAAAGTGCGAGATTTGATCGATGACCCCGCATATAAGGAGATTTTTCCTGATACGAACCTCAAAGAAGACAACAAAGGGGCAGGAAAGTGGCAAACTGACAAGGGTGGCGAGTATTTTGCGGCGGGTGTAGGTGCTGCGGTCACTGGTCGTGGTGCGGATTTGTTTGTTATTGACGACCCACACTCGGAACAAGACGCCATGAGCGACAGTGCGTTTGACAATGCGTATGAATGGTACACTTCTGGGCCTCGACAGAGGCTTCAACCGGGTGGTGCGATCATAATTGTTATGACAAGATGGGGAAAAAAGGACTTGACAGGCCGTTTGATGGCTGCACAAGGCAGTGATGTCATGGCTGATCAGTGGGAAGTGGTAGAATTTCCTGCAATCTTGCCGTCTGACGCCCCATTATGGCCTGAATTTTGGGAAAAAGAGGCATTACTGGGGATAAAAGCCTCTCTTCCTGTGCAAAAATGGAATGCACAGTGGCAACAGACGCCAACAGCCTCAGATGCTGCGATTATCAAGCGGGAATGGTGGCAAACGTGGGAAAAAGAGTCGATTCCGCCTATAAAATACATTATTCAGTCGTATGATACGGCGTTTTCCAAGAAAGAATCCGCAGATTACAGTGCGATTACGACGTGGGGCGTGTTTGAACCAGAGGAAGGTGGGGCAGATAACCTGATTTTGATGGATGCGCGGCGTGGGCGGTGGAATTTTCCTGAATTAAAAGAGGTTGCTTACGAAGAACACGAGTATTGGGAGCCTGATATGGTGATTGTGGAGGCAAAAGCGACGGGTACACCACTGATTGACGAGCTACGTTTACGTGGAATACCTGCTTTGGGCTTCTCTCCAGGCAAAGGAAAAGATAAAATAACTAGAATGCACATGGTTGCGCCATTGTTCGAAGCAGGTGTAGTATGGGCACCAAACGATAAAAAGTTTGCAGATGAAGTAATTGAAGAGGTAGTGTCATTTCCTAATGGCGATCATGATGACTTTTGTGATAGCATGACACTAGCATTAATGCGTTTTCGTCAGGGTGGTTTTATTTCCCTGCAAGGTGAGAACGAAGAAGTAGAAGAGTATCGTCCTAGAAGGGAGTATTACTGATGGCATTACCACCACTCGTAGATTCAGGGATCAGACCCGAAGATATGGCAGCGGACGCAACGTCTGTTGATGTATCTGTGCCACAGCCTCAAGACTTTACTGGTGGGGCGGAAGTTATAAGTGATGGACAGGGTGGAGCGATAGTGCAAAGCTTGGCGGATATAATCGCAGCGGAAGAAGCTGCTATAGCTGAACCCAGTCACACAGATAATTTAGCGGAGTTTTTAGATGAAGCGTATCTTGGAGAAATCTCGTCAGATCTTCGGGCGTCTTATGAAGATGATCTGGAGTCCCGTTCTGAGTGGGAAGAGACTTATACAAAAGGTTTGGACCAACTTGGTGTCAAGTATGAAGAGCGTAGTCAGCCGTTTGAAGGGGCTTCTGGGGTCACGCACCCGTTAATCTCAGAAAGCGTAACCCAGTTTCAGGCACAGGCATACAAAGAAATGTTGCCTGCGGGTGGTCCTGTTCAGGTACAGGTTCTTGGTTTGCAGGATGCAGCCCGTGAAGAACAGGCTTCTCGTGTAAAAGATTTCATGAACTACCAGATTACAGAGGTCATGGAAGAGTTTGACCCTGACATGGATCAGTTATTGTTTTATTTACCGTTGTCAGGTTCTTGTTTTAAGAAGGTATACTTCGATGAAGCGAAACAAAGACCTGTTTCAAAGTTTGTTCCTGCACAGGATCTTGTGGTTTCTTATGCGGCTTCTGATTTACAAACCGCTGCACGAGTTACACATGTGCTTCGTATGGATGCAAATGAAGTCCGTAAGATGCAGATTGCAGGCTTCTACAGGGATGTAGAGTTAAGTAAGAATGACGATGATGAAAACGAAGTACGACAGAAGATAGACGAAATACAGGGTACTTCTAAAGGCTACTCAGATGATGTGTTTACTATATTGGAGATGCACGTAGATTTAGATCTTGAGGGCTTTGAGGATATAGCTCCAGATGGGGAACCAACAGGGATAGCTCTGCCCTACATTGTTACGATTGACGAGGGATCAGGGAAGGTTCTCGGGGTTCGTCGTAACTTTGAAGAGGGAGCAGACTTAGCGAGAAAACAACAATACTTTGTTCATTACAAGTTTATGCCAGGTCTAGGCTTTTATGGCTTTGGTCTGATTCACATGATTGGTGGTCTTGGTCGTGCGGCAACGAGTATCCTTCGACAGTTGATCGATGCAGGTACACTTGCCAACCTCCCGGCAGGATTCAAGGCTAGGGGCGTAAGGGTTCGCAATGATGACGAGCCGTTACAACCGGGTGAGTGGCGGGACATTGATGCACCTGGGGGCAACATAAGGGACTCTATTATACCGTTGCCCTACAAAGAGCCGTCAGGCACCCTCGCACAGCTTCTAGGATCCCTCATAGATAACGGAAGACGGTTTGTGGCACTAGCAGACCAACAAACGTCAAACATGAATCAGGAGGCTCCTGTGGGCACTACAGTGGCTCTATTGGAGCGAGGCATGAAAGTTATGTCTGCGATCCATAAGCGATTGCATTATTCTCAGAAGAAAGAGTTCCGTATTCTGGCTAGGATATTCAGGGATAATCTACCACAGGAATATCCATACGATGTGGCGGGAGGAGACCGTAAGATAATGGCCTCTGACTTTGATGGTCGTGTAGATGTAGTTCCTGTAAGTGATCCGAATATCTTTTCAATGGCACAGCGTGTTACGTTGGCACAGACGCAGCTACAGTTGGCTCAGTCTAATCCAACGGTTCACAACCTTCACGCAGCTTTCCGTCGTATGTATCAAGCTCTGGAGGTCCAGAACATTGATGAGATATTGCCTCCACCTCCACAACCACAGCCGTTAGATCCGTTGATTGAAAATGCTCGTGCGTTGACGGGAGAGTTGTTGATGGCGTTTGATGGTCAGGA